AAGTTCCGCCTGGTGCACCCGGCGCGGCATACGCGGTAGCACCTTGGTAGCCGGATGTTTCAACACCTGCGGCGGTACCAAGTTGGATTCTGACAAACGCTGTCCCATTCGTACTCACCCCATTCAGCATCACCGTCACCCGCTTCACCCAGCTGGGGATGCCGGTAAAGTCAATCGCTGTACCAGATGTACTAGCTTGAGCTGTCATTAGAACAGGACCAGCTCCATCCTGCAAACCACCAGGGGTCACTCCAGTGACAGTACCTGAACCGTTAAATGTAATTGGCATAATCTATCCCTCCGTTAAACGATGACCCAAGTAGAGCCACTGGGAACAGTGACTACAATGCTATTGTTAATTGTCACTGGACCAGCGGTAACAGCGTTTTTGTTGGTTGTGATGGTGTAGTTGGTGGTAATGGTGTTATCATTCTCAATGAAGACCTGATCCGTACCACCACCTTTTGCACCACCACCAATCGTTCCCCAAGCAGTACCGTTGTAGCCCTCATACTGAAGAATAGAGCTATTGAAACGGATCATGCCTGCAGCAGGAGTACCAGGCCGTTGACCTGAAGTACCTACAGGAATCGTGGTTGAAGTTGTGGTGTTGAAGATGACATCACCAGTAAATGTCCCACCAGCTTTTGGCATTGCAGCGTTAGCTGTAGCAGAGATGCCATTAGCTGTACTGAGTGCCGTATTAGCAGTGTTAGTGGCAGCAGTTGCGTTACTGCTGGCAATGTTTGCCGTGGTGATGGCAGAGTTTGCAGTGTTGGTCGCTGCCGTGATTTGTGCTTGGAGACCAGAAGTACTTTGGTTGGTAGCAAGGGTTTCCGTCTCTTGAGTAAGGTAGAGAGACTGCAGGAAGTTATCGTTCAGATCCTGAGACCTGATAGCTGATCCAGGATAGAAGGTAGATACCGGCTCAGTGTCAGTTGTCTCTCGGTAGATACGGATAGCAGCTCCATTAGATGGAGCACTATTGAACTGAATAGTGGTAGCGTTGGCTAGTGTGTATGCAGTTGTAGGCGTCCCGTTGATCTCAACCTTTACGTGAGACGCATCAAGATATGGGAATGTAAATGAATAGAGAACGGTTGACCCGTTCCCTGTGTAAGTATTCTGAGTAACGGCCATTACTACTTATTCCGAAGTTGTAGGAATTGTTGTGCCTGTTGTTGCGCTGCAGTGTAATTACCAGCACGGGTATTGACGACAGCAAGGTCATTAGCCTTCTTAGAAGCCACAGCCTTACGGACATCAGGATCATTCTGAATCTGAGCCCATGCCTTACGACGAGCGTCATCAAAGGCATTACGAATCAGATCAGTGTGGAGGTAGGACTTCATGGGATCAAGGAATCGACGGTTATTGCGTCGATCCCAATCCATCTGTGCAATGGACTCCTGAACATCCCTACGAGCAGCAAGTTGATTTAGCTTCTCTTCTAGGTTCTGGTTGCCGATTGCACGTTGGTACAGTGAGCGTACCTTGGCGTTGTCAGCAAGAGACACACCAGTCGGGGTGGAATAAGTGGAGAGCTTCAAGTCGTAACCACTGTTGAACAGCATGGTTCTGCCGGGGCCATTATCCAGGTTAATTTGAACAGGGCTGAGGGCATTGAACATACGAGTTGGGAAGTCCCAATCACGGATAGGCTTACCAGTCAGCAAGTCATACTTAATGGGGAGAGGCTCACTGGTCAGCTGCTCAGAAGCAAGGTTACGGTTACGGATGGCATCCCAGAATGAGGATGACAACTCACGAGTATATGGAGTAATCACCTTGCCGATCTCGTTTCGTAATCCAGCAAGGGGTACAGTATTGTTGACAAGTCCGGCGATGATACGAGCACCAACCTTAGGATCTCCAGAGAACAGGTCAACGAATTGACTAATACCTGCAAGGTAAGACTTACTGGTAACTGCCTGAGCAATAACAAGAGACTGCTTAAGGAGGTTCTGCTCAGCCCATTCAGGACCCATCAGCTCCATGTTGTCACCGATGTCGGCAATAGAGGAAAGGATCTGGTTGAAGGGTTCAAAGGCGTCGTAGCCAACCCAGACATCACCAATACGGATACTGCGTGGCTTCCATCCAGCATCTTCCCAGAGTGCTCTCTTTTGACGATCCTGAGGACCGTTCCCAGTCAGGTTACCGGCCATGAACTGCTGGCCAGCCATAAAGATGACAGAGCTACCAATAGCAAGGCGACCAGCTTGAAGAGCCTTAGCATTAGCCAGGTCTTCTGCTGTTTCAATGCCGTACTTAGCAACAGAAGATAAGTCATCAGCTGAAGCAAAGGCAATGTCATTCCATTCCTTAACTAGGAAGTTAAAGAATGGAGTGTGCTTCGCAGTTAACTCCAGACCATTTACACCAGTCCTAGCGAACAGGAAGAATGGTTTAGCCCAAGGATGAGCAGAAAAGACCTTATCAAGCCCAGCAGCAAATCCAGAGATGTCCTTGGTTAGGGTGACTTCTTTCTTGGCAAAGGCAGCGGCAGCATCAGTGATATTACCTTCTTCGTCGAACACCTTGCTGTAAAGACGATCTTCAAATGCTTGGATCAACTCAGGTTTGATTTCTACGACATCACCACTACGCTGTGCATCCATAGCCTCACGAAGAGAAAGCTCACGAAGGCGTGCCCTACCAAGGATGTACGCAAAGGTGTCATCCGTTGCTGCCATCAACTTGGTTGAATAGGTCAGGAACGAGTTGTCATTAAGTGCTCGTGCCATGTTGGCAATACGGTAGGCAGCTTTCTCAGACTGAGTGCCCCTAGTCTCTGCCCAGTGACCAAGTAGATCCCACTGCTCTTGCTTAGCGTTGTACTCAGAGAACCGTGTCCGGATGTCAGCAATGTCACCAGCCCAATACGCCTTGAGCTTTGTATTGAACAACTTGAATGCTTCGGGGATTGCCTGAACCATTGCGTTGGTTGATGCCAGGGATGTGCGGAGAGTATCCCCATCAAACCGCATAGCAGCTCCCATAGCCGTTGCAATGGGCCTGAGGAACGTAGCGGTACCTGTACCCATAATTGCTCGTACAGGAGTCTTAGGACCGCTGAGGATGCTGTGAACCATTACAGTCTCCAGCTCCTTAACCAGAAGACCTGTTTTACGGACGCCTTCTTCTGTAGTTTGTCCTAGCAGACTCTTACGCATGTAGTTGTCGAAATCAGTCCAGTTGCTGATCTTGTTCGACATTGAGAATGCCTCCAAGACTGCTTGAAGGAAGTCATCAGTGGGGGACTGTGCAGCAAGCTCAGCCATGGTCTGAACAGCTGTCTTTGTTTCATCGTGAATCTCAGCTAGGCGTTGAGTCCGTTGACGAGCAGCCTTGTTTGGATCATTCAGTTGAAGTGAGCGGAACTCATCAGAGATCAAGTATCTAGATCGTTTGACGTTAGTGAGGCCAACAATCAACCGATCAGCAATGGTCTTGAACGGACCATCGGTATCCATCAGATCTGCAATGTCTTTCAACTCACGACCTGCAACTCCAAGGTCACGAAGCTGCTTAAACAGAGATCCATTGATTAGATCTGCAGCAACCACGTTCTCCATAGCCCAAGCCTCAAGGCTATTCTTGCCACCAGTACGGAATGTCTGATCTTCAAAAATAGGCTTCCAGAACTCCTCAGGAGTCATAGCTGCTGCATCACGGCCCATCACCTCTTGCATCCTCTCAAGAGCATCACTAAAGGCTTCCTCAAAGGTGACCTTGTTAGCCTTGAGCTCAGCCATCAGTGAGTTCATACGAGCATCACCAAGTAGCTCTTTAGCAACTGCCCTGAGATCCTTCCCATCCATGTCTGCAGTCATCGCCATACGCTCAGCTGCAGCAGGAGTCACTAGGGAGTCCGTAGAGCCGTCTTCAGCTCCCCACTCTCTGGTTGTACGCTTGAGCTGTTTGGAGATGTCATAGGCCTTTCCAGTGGAGTTTGGTGAGCCTTGCCAGGGGTCAGCGATGGGTTTGTTCTTATGACCACGGAAGTTAGGGTCATCAAGTTCCAGAACAGCCTTCTCTAGGACCTGATCTTCAATGTCGATAGAACGTTCTTCTGCCTTACGAAGAGCACGAGAAACGTTGCCCTCACCAGGAGCTGACCAACTAGCGAATGCCTTGAGTCGCTTAGCAACCTTGGTCATCTGCTCAATCTGTACTTCAGGCGAAAGCTTGTTGAAGTCGATACCTTCACGGTAGAGACGTTGAGCAGTCTCTTGACGCAGTGCCTTATCCACTGCTGCCTTAGCGGTCTCCTCAGCAGCTGCACGTAGCTTCTCTACTTTGGCATCTGCCACAGCGAGTGCTGCTCGATCCGGCTTAGCAGTACGACCAAGAGCATCACGACCTTTGCCGATAGCAACTGCGACACCATCAGCAACGATACCAATGCCGATACCCTCTACGACATTCTTGAATGTCTTGATAATTGGGTGATCTGCATCCTGGGTAGCAAGAGGGTTATTCAGCTGAGGGAAGCGCTTAGCCAAGGCTCCCATGGCATTGTCACCTTGGGAGTACTCAGATATGACATCGGAGGCAGCACCAATAGCAGCCGCTCTGGCGACTGTGTTACCAGCTATTGCTCTACCAGCTGCTGTACCTGCTACACTTCCAACGACTTTATTTACACCAGGGATCTTAGATGCACCAATGAGAGCAAGTCCCATTGTACCGAAGTGGACACCACCTCTAATGAAGTTACCCCACCAAGTCTTAGTAATTGGGTTGTAGTCACCACCCAAAGGGTTCCAATCAGGTCGGTAGTCCTTCCCGTGCTCTTGCATCTGGCCATTTACCATATCAGCAGCACGCTCAGGAGCAGTAGCAAAAGAACTGACAGTATCTCGGACACCACCAGCTAAGGCGTTACCGATCTCTTTCATGTTCTCTGCTGCACCAAACTGACTAGCTGGTTTAGCAGCGTGGCTATCCTTGCGAAGAGCTTCTTGTTGAGCCGCTTGTTCAGCAGCAATACGAGCTTGTTCCTCTGCCTTCTTCTTTTCTTCTTCTTCTCGCTTAAGGGCATCTACAGTTAGGTCTGCATTACCCTGGAGATACTGAGTATCTACAGCGCTGGGATCAATCATTTCTTACCGTAGTAATTAGGCGTTTAGACCATGGAGGAATTGATAACGACGCCCATCGGGTAGTTCAATGATCGTATGGTCTGTACCTCCATCGCCCTTGAAGGTACCTACAACCCTTGCTCCATTCTTAAGGAACACGGGAGTACCATCAGGTGCAGCAAAGTCATGACCAAAGCTACCACGATTTCGATGTGCTGCATCATTATCTGTCGTCACCGTACCCCTGGATAGCGGCTGACGATCGGATCCAACAACAACATACTGATCCAGCTCAGTTTGTGAGATAGGAGGCAGGTTCCTGTTGGTTTGAGTTGTGCCTGGCGTTACGGGCTTGACATCAAGATGAGGACCCGTAGACCCATATCCACGACTGCCGATCCGATACACAAGGCGGGGAAGCATATTGACAGGATTATTGAATGGAGAGGTTGACTTCAACTGATCAATAGCTCTCAGTAGCACTGCATCAGATACCTTGTCCAGTCCTACCCATTCGTTACGAAGACCAGTCATGGCGTTGCCTTGATTCAGTCTCCGTCTAGCAAGTGCTACTGCAAGCGCATCTTGGTTAGCGCCATCAAAACGATCATTTGGAGTAAGGCCTGCAGCTCCATTATCAATTAGGCTCTTCAGCGTCCTACCGATGATCTGATAGCGACCTGCAGCGTGTACCTGATTGGTTGCTTGGAGACGCATCACTTCAGCAATAGTCATCTGACTAAGGCCTCGACCAAAGACATCTTTGGAGTTAGCCGAACCAGCCACTACGCTACCGTTACCTCCAGTGTTCATGGCATCGTAATGTCCATAAGAAGCCGACTCCTTACTAGCAACAAGATCAAGAAAGTCTTTGTAGCTACCGGAAAGTAGTGCTGCTCGATTTGTACGGGCAGTGGTTGGTCTCCAATTCAAGAGAGCCTTGAGTTGAGGGTCCTGTCGATCAACGTATTGAACAGCCTGTGGACGCATTAGGGATCCTTTACCAGCTGCTTCAAGCTGAGCATTGGCAATATCCCATGCGGTGAGGTTACGTTGACCTTGAGCCAGTTGATAGTAGATGAACGGGATCTGACCACGACCAGTAGCAGCGTACTGCTCAAGAGCTTTGATGTCTCGTTCAGTACCAGGGAGCACCTGTGTGTTGATGAGATTTGGATCCCTAGACCATGCAGCACTAGCTCGTGCGTATGTTGCTCGTGACTGCTGATCAGGGCTAGCACTTGTACGCCGTGTATAGGTACCAACAGCAAAGTTCTTCTCTACTCGCTCTAATGCCTTAACATGAGCATCCTGCTGGTTCATACCAGAGCGGATGTTCTCACGGAAGTAGCGGTCGTAGGCATCTTGAGCGTTATAGAGAGCGTTGTAGTACTCAGGACTTTTATCCCGTGTACCTTCAGTTTCATTCAGAGACTTCGCAGTAAATGCACCAATCTTATCCTTGGCCTCTTTAGCGTAGGACTCAGGTACCTCAGTAAGCTTCTTATCCTCTTTGACGTAGCCAATCAGTTGAGAGTAGAGTGATGGGGAGACGTTCCTTAGGTCCTCTTCTGTCAGATAGCCTTTGCGCTGACGAAGGCGCATCAGCCGTTCCCTGTCTAGTTCATCTGCCCGGTCCTCTCGGGACATGTAGTTCTTAAGCCAATCAGGTGCAGGACCGAGGCCCTGTTGCTCATAGTTAGCTGCAATGGCTCTGAGTTCTGCTTCAGTCCAGTCCTTACCTTGTTCACGACGTTGTGCCGTCTGACGATCAAAGTCGAGTTTGAATTGATTCTGGGTATCTTCTTGTTGCTGCAACTGTTGTTGGAGTTCAATACGATTAGCGCTATAGAGAAGGTCTTTGACCCTGGTAAAGTCACGACCCCAGTAGTCACCAATCTTTCTAGTTGAACCGTCCTTTGCAGTAAACTCATAGTCAAGTATGGCGTTGACCTCTGCTTCACCAATCTGCCTAGAGTTGATCAGGTTCTCAAGTATTTCGATTGCAGCCTTACGGGCACTACCAACACCACCAAAGTCACCTGCGTAGCGATTGATAAATTCGATGAGAGACTGCCCTCCCATACCAGCCTTGATACCCTTGTAGAGGATGTCTTGGGATTCAGTACGCCGCTCATCCTGTAGAGCCTTTTTCTGTTTATCTGCCCAGTCAATCGCTGCCTCGTTCTCAAACTGCTTCATGGCAGGGAACAAGTACTTGTTGAGTAGGGCTGGATTCATACCAGCAAAACGACTCAGGAATCGACCACGAATCTCAGCTTCTACAGCAGCTCGTTCAGGGCCTGTTTTTGCTGTATCTAAGGTGATCTCTTGTCCGTTGATATTGACACTAACTTGCTGACCAGCTTGTTGGTAAAACCGAGGGTATGCTGCTGCACCTTGCTGAGCCATACCAACTGCATAGCCATACCCCTTCCATCCACCAAAGTTTCGGAACTGGCGGACAACATCAACAGGAGCCCCTTGCTGTTCAGCTACAGCAGCAGCTGTTTTGAAGCTAGCTTCAGTACCATGCACTACTGCTTCTGCTGCGTCATAGGCCTGTGCAGCATCCTCTGGAATGCCATCCAAGTAGGCCTGATGGAGACCCTCTTCCATTTCCCTTTGACCCTTTTCCTTGACAGCAGTGGTCAAGGTATTCATCAGAGTCTCTGAGAACCCAGCAAGGTTGGTGAGTTTGTTGAGTTCATTCTCTTGGAGCCTGGCTTCACGTAGGTTGTTAAGACTACGCAGGCCAGACTGTGTATTCTGCCGTAGCAGAGGTGTCACATCAAAGACTTGATCTGGCTGAAAGCCTTGGCGCTCAGCATATCCTTGATATGATACCTTTTCATCAAAGCTTTTCATTTAGTAAATCTTAGGCATTGAGTAAGCTTGACTAGGTTTGAAGGTATTCAAGGAAGTAGGTAGTTTGTAAGAACCGCTAAATGATCCTCCACCAAAGTTACTACCACCTCCTCCACTAGGAGGCTTGAGGCTCTGATAAGTGTTGAATCCAGACAACGCTGCATTACCAATCATCAGAGCAGTGTTAAGCGCTCCACCACCTGAGCTACGAACTGGAGGAAGACCTGCCTGAGTAGTTGGAGGAACTGACAACGGAAGCCAGGTGTTCCTATCTGCAACCTCGTTCTGACGATAGATCTCATCCATGTTGTAGCGAGACTGACCAACAGCACGGGTGAGGTTGTCCACAAGCGTTGCTTGCTGACGACCAAAGTTACCTAGACCCTCAATGTTTCTGATCCGGTCTGCACTTTTACCGTAGCGCTCAGTTGCGTTGTTGGTGCCTTGTACTCGTGCCAAGCTATCAATGAGCCCTTGGTTCTCCATGGCAGCACTGGAGAAGATCTCATCTAAGCGGCGTTGCTCTGAGATGTATGCACGGTTGGCGGCATCACGATTGAGACCAATCTGCTCTCGTGCTTGGCCAATCTGCGTGGTGTAGGCACGCCTTGTCTGTTCATTCTCGTAACCAATCATTAGGTTACGGTAGGTTCTATCGTAGTTACTTTGGTAGATTGCTTCGTTCTGCTGGCTTGCACCACCAAATAGTGACAAGCCGCCTTGAATGGCGGCAAGGCCAAGCGAAAATGGATCAATTATCATACTCTTACAATCTCAACAAAGTAATGGTTCTTACCGTTCATTTCTACAGGTAACAGTCTGAGTAACTTAAATCCAACTCTCTTCAGCATCTTGATCCTTGCAATGTTTTGGATGTCAATAATGCTATGCAGAATCTTATGGGGCTGACTATCCAGCCATGCCTTCAGTTGACGCATGAATGATCGGGGATGCCTAAATACCTCGTTGGTGTTAAGCATCCACGCATAGCCCGAATCATCAGTACCAAAGAGAACCATCGGCTTTGAGTCCGGACTGAATGCGATATGTGTGTCGTATTGCTGAATGTCCAGCAGGGCAGCAGTAACCGGGTTAATTCCAAGACGCTTAAAGTCTTCCAGCTCTGCTGGTACCAAATCATTCAAGACACTTGGAATATCATCAATAGTTGCAGCCCTAATGTTGAGGTTCTCTGTGGCCATACTAGGATCTCCGGTAGAATCGTTGGTAGAATCGTTGCCCGTATTTACCTTCCCAAGTAAGGTTCAGCAAACTAACTGGGAACGGTGTGTCACCTACAATGCGAACAAGTAGGTTGTTGTTTCGTTGGTATAGCGGTACAGTGTGTACAGAGTCAGCAGACAAGTTCACATTGTTTAGGACGTACTGATTAGGCATCGTAACGCTGACTGTATTATCCCAATCAGGTATGCCAGTGATGCTCACCTGATAAGTCAACGGACCAGATAGAGCTGTGGATACCTTCATCCGATGGATAATCAGATCAGCAGTGAAGTCAGTAGAAGCAGAAGTATCACTAACCTGTGTTGGGTAGAACTTAGGCAGATCAACGGTCATCTCGTAGATATAACCAACAATCAGATCTCTGCCTCTATAATCGCCTGTAAGGTCGAAGTAATCGCCACTACCACTCAGAGTAACTGTTGGGTATTGGACGGCCCCTATAG